GTTACCACCCATGGTGGCAAGCTCTACCAACTCAGCATCAGCAATCTTTGCAGTAGTAACTGCACTGTCAGCAATCTTAGCTGTGGTGACATTTGCATCAACGATGTTAGCAGTAACAACAGCGTCGTTAGCCAATTTAGCTGCGGTTACAGCATCATCTGCGATTTTGGCCGTTGTAACCTGTGCATCAGCAATGTGTGCCGTGTCAATAGACCCGTCAACGTAGTGCTCAGAGTTGATGCTGTCGTCGGCAATCTTTGTACCGTTGACTGCATCAGCAGCAATCTTTGCAGTTGTTACAGCACTGTCTGCAATTTTAGCAGTGGTAATAGAATCGTTAGCAAACTTTGCAGAGGTAACTGCACCATCACGAAGTTTGGCTGTAGTTACAGCTTGATCAGCAATAGCATCAGTGCTGGCTTTTTCTTGGTCAGCATAAAGAAGCTGATCTAAGTTTTCGTTAAGCTCACCTGCTTTCAAGGCAGAGCCCGACGCAAAAACGAATCGGGCTGCATCAACATCTGTATCACGATAAATACGGATAGCAACACCATTACCAGGTGCAGTAGTGAACCGCAGAGTCGTCGCATTAACAAAAGAGTATGCAGTTGTAGCTACATGGTCAAGTGTTACCTTGACGTCTGCTTCTTTTAGATATTCAAATGTGACAGAGTAATCAGTGGTGGAGTTGTTACCTGTATAAGAGTGTTCAGTTGTTTTTGTAGTTGCCATTACCTATAAATTCTAAGGGCTGGTTCTAGTTCGCCGTAAGTTGTTTGTCGTTGGCTTTGCCGGTTTTCAATGCGATCTGCACGTGACTCAGCGATAGCTGCACGTACGTCTGGTTCATTACGAATAATCCCCCACGCACGCTTGCGGGCTCTGTCGAACAAGGCTCCGATAATCTTTGTGTGGTAGTAAGCCTTCATTGGCTCATAGTCACGGTTACCAGAAACTCGATCTTTTTCCATCTTGCGAATACTTGCTTGGATACGTGGATCAGCAGCAAGCTCATTTAGTTGTGCTTCTAAGTTCTGGTCACCAATGGCTTTCATAAACTTAGATCTGACACCAGGAAGTTTGGAAAGATCAGTGTTGTCTGGTGCGTAGTAAACAGACAGACGTGTGTCGTATCCGCTGCGGAACAAAAGTTTTCGACCAGGTCCCTGATCCAAATTAAATTGGACAGGAGAGAACATGTTAAAAGCACGTGTGATGAAATCATAATCCTTGATAGGACGTCCGTTCAACATGTCGTACTTAATTGGCAGAGCTTCATCAGTCATCTGCTCAGTAAGCAGGTTTCTGTTGCGGATAGAATCAACAATACCAGAATCCAGCTCACGCATGTAAGGAGTAAACAACTTGCCAATCTCATTCCTCAAAGAGGACAGAGGTACGGTGTTGTTCATCAAACTAGCAATAATTCGGTTGTGTTGACCAGGTTGACCAGAGAAGAGGTCAACGAACTGTTGCAGACCAGTGAGGTAGCTTTTGCTAGCAGCACTTTGTCCGACAACCATTGCGACTTTCAATAGCTGATCTTGAGTCCACTCATCACCCATCAACAAGCTGTGATCACCAATGTTTGAGATGGTTGACATGATTTGGTTGAAGGGTTCAAACGCTTCATAACCAACTTGCACGCCACCAAGAGTGAACGTACGAGATTTCCAGCCAGCATCTATCCAGGACTGACGCATTTGTCTGTCAGTCGGACCATCACCTGTCATGTTGCCAGACATCCACATCATGGATGCCATAGTCACAACAGCAGAGCCAATAGCAAGGCGTCCGTTTTGTAGAGCCTTAGCGTTTTGGAGTTCTTCAAAAGTACTAATACCGTACTTCGTCAAGTTTCCAGCTTCGACTTCTTTGACACTTGCTCGTGCAATATCATTAAATTCTTTGACCAAGAAGTTAAAACCTGGTGTGTACTTTGCAGTAAGTTCCAGGCCGTTCACACCAGTACGTGCGAACAGGAAGAACGGTTTTGCCCAGGGGTTCTGGTTAAACAAAGTCTCCAAACCCTTAGAGAAACCCTCCAAGTCTTTAGTCAAAGTAGATTCACGCTTTGCATATTTGACAGCGTCATCAATAATGTTACCCTCGTCATCGAGGATCTGTTTGGCAAACTTATCTTCTGCTTTCTTCAGGATTGCAGGAGTAATCTCAGTGATGTCACCTTTGCTTGCCTGCTCAAGAGCTTCACGCATAGCGCGTTCACGCATCTTGCCGCGTGCAAGGAGATGACCAAACACATCATCAGTCGCTGCCATAATCTTTGTAGAGTATGTCAGAAGGTTGCTGTCGTTCATGCCACGGGCCATGTTGGCGAAGCGGTAGATAGCTTTATCAGCAGCAGTACCACGCTTCTCAGCCCAATCACCATACATCTTCCACTGTTGATCAGCCTTAGTCCGCTCTACATATCGAGATTGGATAGTGGCAATATCACCAGAAAAATAACCATTGAGCTTCTTACGGAACAACGTAAAAGCTTCAGGCAACATACCCATCATTCCGTTCAGGGCAGCCAATGATGCCTTACGTGTGACCACGTCACCACTGAAGGTTGCTCCAAGAGCAGTAGCCATAGGCCGCAAAAACGTGGCAGAGGCAGTACCCATGATTGCCCTGATAGGCGTCTTGGGTCCGCTCAGCACGCTATGGATCATCACACCTTCAAGCTCTCTGATCAGCTCACCTGTTTGTTTTCTACCGTCCAGCATCCCTCCGCGCAGTTTCTTGCGGAAAAAGTTGTCCAGGTCATTCAGGTTCGTGACGTCGTCGAGCATAGAAGCGACTTCCATGTACGCCTTGAACAGTTCGTTATCTCCACTCTCACCTGCCATCTGAAAAGCAGTACGGAAAGCATCAATGGATGTCTGCACGTCTTCGTATACAGCTTTTTCAAAGTCAGCCTTCTTAGGCAGACCATCAACACCTTTAACGGAGTTCAGGTCATAACCAGCAAAGTATCGAGATTGTTTGGTAATTGCAACTAGCGAAGCAAACTTGTCGAACAACGCCTTAGCAGGTCCATCAGTGTCACCAAGGTCATACAAGTCTTGCAGCTCACGGCCAGCAACACCTAAATCTCGGATCTCCTTCAGCAAAGAACCTTTGAGCAAGTCAGCAGCAGGGATCATATTGGGATCCATGATCTCGATCTCTTCAAAGCTGCCGTCTTCTAGCTGCACTCTGCGCTTGATGCCTTGCTTGTAGAAGTCATCAGCCCACTCACGGGGCGTCAGCTCAGTGTTCAGACGACCCTCAAACATATCCTTCATAGAGGCAGTCGAGTCGGCCCATACGTCATGCAGAGGCACACCCATCTTTTTGGCTTTAGCTACCTCTCTCTGCACATAGTCAGTAGAGGCAAACTCTTCCATGATCCGCTTGACCTCCTTAGGGGCCAGGTCCACGTTGCCCTTACCGATACGGTCCAACTCGATAGGTCGAGTCAGTGAGTCAGTAGAGCCGCCTTCTGCACCCAGCTCATTTCGGGTACGAGACAGTTGTTTGTTGACGTCACCAGCAGAAGCTGTGGACGTAGGTGAACCTTGCGGTGGGTCAGCTACAGGCTTGTTGGCATGACCACGGAACACTTCAGGTGATTCAGCCACCTCATCGATGCCTTTGGCAACAGTCTGTTCTTCAATGCTTTTGACACGCCTTACTACCTCGTCAGAACCCTTCAGACCTTTAAGGCCAATGACAAGTCCATCCATAACGGCACCGATGCCCATACCCTCCACGACGTTCTTCAACGTCTTCATGGCTGGGTGATCGGTGTCTTTAGTAGCTAGTGGTATTTGAATTTGTGGATAATGTTCTTGCAGGGCTGCTTGAACAACCGCTGATGCGTTTTCCTCTTGTGAGCCTGATGCGATCAAGTCAACCTTGGCACCCACCAGGGCACCCCGACCGATAGATCCAAGCTTGGTTGTTGCACTAGCCACCTTGCCGATGCGAGCACCAGGTATGGGGACAAAAGCAAGAGTGCCGTAGTTGACCAGTGTCTTCAGGACACCGCCCCACCAGGTACGTGTTTCAATAGGATTTTCAAATGCACCGAAGATGTCAGTGTCGGGACGATAGTCTTCGCTGCCAACATCTTCACCTTGAGCCATGTCGATAGCACGCTCAGGAAGAGTCACAAGATCGGAGCCTGTTTGTTGCAGGCCACCGACTAATGCACTACCAATCTCACGAGCAACGTCACCAATGTCGCTAAATTCATCCTCTTCTTTTTGAGGTTGTTCAGCTACAGGGTTAGGTTGCTCAAGAGATTCGTTGTATTTTTGATCTTCTTCTAAAGAGGCTGAATACTTATCGACTAGCCTGTCCTCATTAGGGCTAGTAATTTCTTCCATAGTTAGTTCGGTTTCAGTGTTGCCGCAGCAACGCCTGGGAGCAACGTGTGAATTTGTCTATAAGGTGGCAGGTTCTTACCAAACTCCACCATCTGCATAACTTGTTCAGCGGATAGTCTGCTCAGCCCAATCCACTCCGCAGAGAGGCCGGCTACAGAACCACCGTTCATTTCACGAATACGGACTGCTGCTCTGGTAAGTGCAAACAGGTCCTGTGTTTTTTCGTCAAACTTTTGATCATCGCTGACACCAAGCAGATTTGCTGTTTCCAAAAAGGTAGGCTGAATGAATTGATAACGACCAACAGCATGAAGGACGTTAGGGTCATTAGCAGCCAACAGTTGTAGCTGTTTGATCTCACCGATTGTATGTTGAGTAATCGGTTTACTCAGAGCAGTAGTACTATTGCCACTACCAATAGGTATGTGGCCCCCGTCAGTACCACCACGGTTAAATGCTTCGTAACCACCCATAGAGGTTGATTCCACAGAAGCAATAGAGTCCAAGAACCACTTTGCGTTTTCTTGAGTAGCCGCAGCCCTCAGCTCGCGTGAAGAGGTTTTATGGAATTGCAACAGACGCCTGGTATCACGGGGATATTGCTCAGTGTCTGTCCAAGTTTTGGGGGCGTTGAAGCCATCGTATCCGTATGCCCGGAGTTGAGTATCAATAAGCTTGTACAGGTCAACACCGTGGTCATCAGCAAGGGTACGCCAAAAATCTGGGATACCCCTCTTACCTTTGATCGCATCATTTAATTGCCTTACTTGATCATCTACACCTGTAATCTTTGAATCGAAGTCCAGTTTTCCATCAGCAGCACGCTGCCGCAGATCCTGGTACATCAAGCGATTTGATGTCTGCCGTTTGAACTCAGGACGTTGGAAGAAGCCGCCTTTTTTAACCTTGAACTGTTCAGGTATTTGTTTAATGGTTTCACGGGCAGCTATCTCAGCCGCATCATTTACGCTCCTACCTTCATCCCTATACTTTTTATAGAGACCACGGTAGTAAGCCAAAGCATTTTGATTGGCATATAAATTTTCTAAGCTGTCATACTCAAACACACCAGTAGCATCTTTGACAGCAGCTTCGATTTCTGCTGTGTGCTGTTCAAGCACAGAGTCAGGAGGTGTGATCTTGTCGTTGCTAGTTACCTTTTCCATGTACGAAGTACGTGTCTCGTAATCATTGAGTTTCTCAACAAGAGACATAGGAACTGGTAAGCCAGCATCCAGTCGTGCATCGATGTCGGACTTGGTTAGTAGGTCGTCATACTCTTCGTTAGAAGTATAACGGCCAAGCTCATTATAATACTTAATATCATTAAATCTTAGATTACCAAAGATACGCCTCTTACTTTCTTCTGAACGATCGCTAGCCATAAACTCTTCTCTTGCACGAATAAGAGTGAGTTTGTCCTCATCGTCCTGTGCTTGAAGAAGACGACTTGTCTTTTTTGAATGAGCGGCAATAGCCGCCTGCTCAAGCAAAGCAAAGTCATTAGCTCGTGCCACTTTTAATTTCTTGGTAGAGCCATCACGCATGGTGACGTCAGAATCTAAAGCAGCAAGGAAAGCGCCCGGATCGATTGAACCATCGCCAAGACCCTTACGAATGAGTTCAGTTGCTTCTGCAAAAGCAAGGGCACTGTTACCACCAAACTGTCCTTTGTATTGGTCAACCCAACCCATCAGGTTGGTAGCTATCTCATTAGGGTCTGCATTGACAAACGTTGAATACAGGACTGTTTTACGCTCAGTCTCGCGTTGCTCTTGGAAAAGCTTGGCTTGACGGTTTGCGTATGCAAGTTGTTCACCTTGTTCAAACTTCCGCATTGACGGAAACAAGTGTTCATGCAGCAGTAAAGGATTTAATTCCTTGTACGGATCCATGTATTCTTCACGGATCTGCTGCTCAATAGCAGCGCGTTGACGTGGGTCAGAGGTTTCGTTTAGACCCAGCTCTTGTCCTCGTTGTGCGTAGTGAGTACCATAGCTGACGCCTGCTTGTTGCAGCATAGCCTTTGCATAGCCATAAGCTTTCCAGCCAGATAGCTGGCGCAGCCCTTCAGCTACAAATGTATCACCACCATTCTGTTCATAATCACCAGCAGCTTGATCGGCTGCTGCACGGGCTTCGCTCAGGGCCGCTTCTTGCTCCCTGAACTGGGATTGCTCTTCTTCGCTAGCACCGTTGTACCAGTACTCACGCATACCTTCGAGCATCTGCTTTTCGTTCTCTTTTTTCTGCCGTTCGATAAGGATCGAAGACAAGGAGTCGGAAAACTGGGCTAAACCTTCAGCGCCTTGAGATATTTCAAGAGCAGCTTGTTTGTCACGTCGCAGGATCTCTTCGCTTTGACGCTCAAGTTCCCTTGTACGTTGTTCATTTAGTTGTTGTAGTTCTCTGGAACCAAGGTCTACTTGGGCAGCTTGAAACTGACCACCTTGGTTGAATGATTGAAAGGAAGTGGTCATGGTCCGAATAGTCCGTAGGCGTCATAGGTGCCGGGTGAGAAGCTAAAGTTTGTACCCAGTGTCGTAGGTGCCGCTCCCTGGAAAAAACCGGTAGGCGCTTGCATGTTTAGGCTGTAATCAACTGGCTGACTAAAATAGTCAATGCCAGTTGTTTTCAAGTTCATGTTATCACCAAACCCACCCATGTTTCCAACGTCAGGTGCTTTGAGCGAGTTGTAAGTAGAGAAGCCGCTGCTGACTGCACTTGCCATGCCACCGATAAACTGTAGGTTCGCCGCAGTCATATCTACATTTGGCTTGACAGGTGGTACGCCAGGTTGTGGCTTGAACTGCACTTTGGAGTAAGCACCTCTATTAGTAGTACGAAGTTTCTCTCTAATACCTTCGACTCGGCTCTGATAACTCTCGTGAGCACGTATCAGATTAGAAGCAACCATTGCTTGATCTCTACCGTACTTGGCTAGATCACGCGCCTCACGTCGTTGTGCTGTCTTACCTGAACCGACATATCTCATGTTCTCCATGACCCTGGTAAAGGCATCCAAGGCAGCACTGTCGGCTTGTTTGAATAGATCACTCAAACGACTTTGCTCGTCTGCATAAGCACGACTAGCCGACAAGACGTTTTCTTGAACGGTGGTGTCGTACTCGGCAAGCTTCGTGCCATACATGGCGCGTTGCCCGTCCCAGTTGATTCGGCGTATCTGTAATTTTCTTTTGTAGTTGTTGACTTCAGCAGTTTTCTGGTCGGCAGCAGACTTAAGACCGCCGACGGCTTGTGCTGCTCCGCCTACTGCTGCTGTCACTCCAAGTGTTACTGGATCGCACACGGCAAAATTCTATAAAGGTTAAATTGTTAGGACCGTAAGTAACTTCACGTAAGAACTTAAATCCAAGAAAACGAAGGAGCTTGAGATGGGCAGTGTTGCGCTTGTCAACAATGTTCCACAGCAACTTCTCTGGTCTACTGTCGATAAACCGTTTACACTTACGTGCAAATGACATCGGATGTTTATGTATCTCAGGGGTGCATAACATCCAGATCCCGTTCTCGGGACCTATACCAAAGGCTGCACCCCACTTGTTGTCGGGTGTCAGCCAAGCCCCTGAGTAGCCTATAGAAGCCCCTGTAAGGAGGCTGTAAAAGGGGTTGTGACCATGACCCTCAGTAACCTCCCTATAGTCGTCAGGGCGTAAATTAGAGGCCACATGCATTGCGACCTCTTTAGTGAGTGGATAAATGTACTTAGACATTCTTGTAGTATTTCGGTGAATAGTCACCTTCCCAGGTTAAGGAAATAAGAGTTGCTGGAAGAGGAGTAGTAGATTTGATTGATAAGTTAAAGTTATTGTTTTTTTCGTACACTGGTACAGTACCGATGTACTCATCTTCTACTAGAACATCAGCAACTAAGTACTGGTTAAAAGTACTTGAAGTAAACTCATCAGTATAATCAGTTTTACCTACTCTAGTTACAACTGTTTCATATTGACCTAAACGGCCAAACGAAGGTTTGATTCTATGAACCACAAGACTTCCTCGCTCTTCATTGATAGTTCTTTCACCAACAACCTTCTGCACATAGAACCTAGGAAAATCAACCTGCATGGTGTAGGCATAACCAAAAGTCAGTGCAGGCTCGTTTCCAGGCACAGTCACAGTGGTGCCACTAGAGGGAACGTCAACGTTTAGAACGATTAGACCGTCAGCACCAGGCTTGACAGCAACCAAGTCCACAGACTTATCTGTAATACTACTGAGCCAACTTAAAGTAAACGTGGTTTGTCTTGTAGCACTGTCGTAAGAACCACCAGTAGCAGCAACGTAATTGTCTAAATGAACTACATACTCTTTGCTGTTTTCAGTAAACGTACTGTCGTCATCTCTAATTAGATTGATCTTTTGCAAGAAGTTCTGATCATCGACAAAAATATACGTGTCGTTTACACAACAGTGGTAAACAATAGGCCGTGTATGCTTCCAGCGGAACCAGGACGACTGAACTTGCCGATCAGCTACGTTAAAATACTTGTACCCAAACACTTCATCACTACTCTTTTTACCAAAGAAGATAGTGGTGTTCTCACGTGAGTCAGCAAGTAGGTCAATATCCTTACTCAAAGCAGTAGATACAACTTTGCTTAGCTCATTTACATTAGGCTCACCCTCACGTGCCACGTTTGACATGACAAAGAAACGAGTGTGTGCACCTGCATTGTCCAAGAAACCAGCCACGGTTCCCAAAGAAAACGGTGGTACATCAGTGTTGTAGTTATACGTGCTGATGCTGCTTAGACGTGCAGTATCTGGGTTGAGAATATCTGAGTCAGTAGCAAGCAAGAACTGTTGGTTTTCTGCAAAAACAATCAGGCCGGTGTTTACTTCAAGAGCATCAAACAGGATAGCAGGATACTTAGAAGAACAACTAATGTCGATGGGGTCAGTACCTGAAACTGTGAGAGCAGTGTTGACAAAGAAGTTCCCCAGGTCACCTGGTTGGGATAGAATGACATTCTCATCACTTAAGAAAGCAAGACGGTTACGAAAGAATAGAACCTTATTGATCTTTTTTCCTATAAAACTAGGTTCAGGGTTAGTGTTTAGATCACCAACGGTGCGTTGTGAATAACTAAAACGCTTAACAATAAACTGACCATTGCTTTGCCGTTGAATAACAATCGGCACAGTCAGGGGGTTAATGGTGTCAGCAATACCAGGCTCAGCACATTCGACCCAAGATCCAGGACCAGAGCCACCACCGTTACCCTCAAAACGAAGGTAGTAGTCGTCATCAGCAGAGCTGCTGTTAGACACCTTAACAATGTAACCATGCTTGCACTGGAAAGGCAGACCAGTTACGTCGTTCACCTGGTCAGTAATGACAGACATCAAGTCAGTGTTTTGCGCTTCTACAGTAAAGTTAGTTGTGTTGCTGTAAAAGTAAATCCCGTTACCGATAACTTCGTGACTGATTCCAGTGCCGGACAACTCAGCAGTAATACCACCTAGGATGCTGTCAGGCGTGACGTTGGTCTGCTGATCAAACGGAGTCGGATCAGGACGAACAGCTTTGATCGAAGCTCGGACAGACACTGTCTCGATTTTGTCAACGTTGATCGGATAGTCCTTACCTTCCAGTGTCACTGTGCCTGCACTGCCAACTGTCCAACCCTCTCCACCGTGGAGAAGGTCAAGCCGCTGGCTGTAAGTACAGGTGTAATCACTAGCTTCAGGTGACTCATCATTGGAATTAGGTACAGGACCCTGTTGGCCTGTAACGGTCAGTCGGAAGACAAGGTTTGTTTTACTACCGCTGTTAATGGTGAACACCTTTGTACCCACGAATGGGCAGTGTCCCTTGTCACCACTGAAGGTGCTATAACCCTCACCAGTGGGGTTCGCAGATACCTGCGTTGCAGTGCTAATACTTGTCGTTGTATTTGACGTAGGGTTGTGGATGTTGAGTCCGTACTGCCGACCGTTCTGTGTACGTTTCAGCTCGATAAAGGCTGAATAGGTGTGGGGTCTTTCATCAGTTTTAGAGACGGAGGTTGCCTCCATAGCAGCAGTCACATTTCGATTGACAACGAAGGTGCTGTCATTGATAGTTGTAAACTGCAAGGTTTCGGAACCAATAGTTCCGTTTGACAGGTAGTTCTGTAGGTTTGTTTGCTGACTACTTTCGTAGTTGACAGTGATGGCATTGCCAGTATCACCGTCCCACATGTTTACAGAACCGTCGGTTTGCACTTGACCGATGTAGCTGCCTTCGGTTTCATCTCTGTAATAATGGAACCACACGCCTGTGGACGTCGCACCAGACAGTGGTGCGGTACCTACACGCATAGCCCCAGGACGCTTGTACAAGCCTTTGTTGAGATCAGGTATGCAGTTCAATGCATCTTTAACCTGACCCTGCCCCATCTGGCTGTCAGGCACCTTAGAGATGCCACCAAAAAAGTTAGGAATAGTTTGAGTAATACTTGCCATCAGCGACGCAATCCACGGAATGGTTCATAGGCTTGGTAGCCCTGGTCATGTCCCATGCCGAGGAAGTTGTGATCACCCTGGTTGCACTCGTACTCAGTGACGATTGCGCGGGCATAGGCTTCCTGTTGGCCTAGGAGTTGTACAAGCGTAGGGTTTGACACAAGCTGCACGGCTGCACGAACAGAAGCCTTGGCAACAATCAGACGCTTGAAAGGTTGGGGTAGATCTTCAAAGGGGAATAACCACACGACGTTCATGTCCAGTGGTTCGTCAAACTCGTATGTGTGTTTGACTTTGTTGTAGAGCTTGCCGTCACGCTTGACGACATCGGTGGTTCGATAGACCTCTTCTTCACAAACATCCATGCGAAGCACGTTGCTAGGAACACTGATGTGTTTGTTAGCGTCAGGTGTGAATGGGTAGTGGTCTTCACGGTTGTAGACCCAACCCTCACTTTGCACTTCGACGTTGCTTTCTTTTAGGAGGTTATAGATGAACTCAATCTCTGGATTGGTGAAATTGAGGTTGGTCACTGGAGACTGACCGATACTCCCCAAGATTGAATTTACTGCGGATAGTTCGGTATCGAGATCAATAGTTGTAGGAGTAGCCATAGTTAAAAAAAAGGGCTCCCGAAGGAACCCTTGTATAAAACAAAAATCAGAAAGCAGCAGGTGCAGTAGCGGTACCAGCGTACAGCTCAACAGCACAAGCGGGGTTCAGGTAGTCAGCACCCATAGCCAGACGGCCAAGGATCACGTCACCCTGATAGACCACAGACACGTCACCCGAGGTGACCTGGACCTGAGGTCCGATAGATTCGACAACGCCAGCGGCTTCTTTCTGGAAGATAAGACCGCAGGAGTTTGCGAACTCGGTTTCTTCACCGTACTCGTTGTTGATACCGGTAACGTCGTTAGCGGCGTCTTCCAGAGCAGGACCAACGAAGGAGCCAAGGTTGCCGGGGCTGGTGGTACCAGGGTTGGTAGCC